GAGGCATTAGAACTCAGACGGCGTAAGTTGTTGGCTAAAGCAAAACTAAACGGGGGTCATTAAAATGACGAGAGATGAAATAATGGCTCTGGATACAGAGCAGATCGAGGCTCGTTCCGCAGAGCTCGCCGGCGAAATCGAAACCGCTGAAACCAATGAGGCGATGGACGCCATTCAGGAAGAGATGGAAGCGATCGAAGAACGCAGAGCGCAGATCAAACAGGAAATCGAGCAGAGAAAACTGGACATCTCCGCAGTCTTAACCGGACAGGGAGAAGTCATTGAGAAAGTTGAAGAGAGGAAGGGACCAGAAATGGAAATCAGAAACACTCCTGAATACATCAACGCTTATGCAGAGTATATCAAAACCAATGACGATACTGAGCTGAGAGCGCTCACATCGACCAACGCCACAGCTGGACACGGCACTGCATCGGTTGCTGTTCCGGATCTGGTCTATGACATCGTCAAGACCGCATGGGAGAGAGAAGGCATTATGCGTCTCGTTAAGAAGACTTACCTGAAGGGCAACCTGAAGGTCGGCTTCGAAGTTAGCGCAGACGGCGCTGTAATCCACGCTGAAGGCGACAATGCAGTGAGCGAAGAAAATCTCGTTATCGGCACCGTCACCCTGACTCCGCAGAGCATCAAAAAGTGGATTTCTGTATCGGACGAAGTTCTGGATCTCAGAGGCGAAGCATTCCTGAACTATATCTATGATGAACTGGCTTATAGAATCGCGAAGAAGGCAGCCGACCAGATCATTGCTGCGATCGAAACCTGTGGCACTGCTTCCACTACTTCTTATCCAAGAGTACCGAAGTATGCTTCCACCACGGTTGGTGTCGGTGATGTTGCTCAGGCAATGGCGCTCCTCAGTGATGAAGCAGCCAATCCTGTTGTAATGATGAACAAGGCAACTTGGGGCGCTTACAAGGCTGCTCAGTATGCCAATCAGTTCAACGTAGATCCGTTCGAAGGTCTGCCGGTTGTATTCAACAACAGCATCACTGCATTCTCTGCAGCTACTACAGGCGTTACTTATGCGATCGTCGGCGACCTGGGACATGGTGCCCTGGCGAACTTCCCGAACGGTGAAGAAATCGAATTCAAGTTCGACGAACTGACAGAAATGGCGAAGGATCTCGTGAGAGTTCTGGGCCGTGAATATGTCGGCCTTGGAGTAGTAGCTCCGGACGCGTTCGTAAAAATCACGAAATAGTTGATATTAGATATTAAAATGGGAGTGGATTGATATGAGAAAGATTTTAATCGCAGTACCGTGCATGGACGAAGTGCCGGCACTTTTCGCGCATAGTTTAGCAACGCTGACCTCTTATGGGATAGAGGACACACAGATCTCGATTCGGTTCAATCTCGGGTCGTTGATATACACCAGCAGAGACCAGCTTGCTGTGAAGGCCATCCAGGACGAGGCGGACCTTGTGATGTGGTTTGATTCGGATATGGTTTTTCCTCCGGATACACTGATCCGGATGCTGAAACATATCGATGACGGCCACGACATTGTGGCAGGCGTCTATTACAGGCGGAATCCTCCGTTTACTCCGACGATCTTCAGGACGATGGAGCTGAACGAAGAGAAGAACGCCTTTGAGTGGACAGAGTACATCAAGGTTCCGGAAGAACCGTTCAAGATTGACGCCTGCGGGTTCGGATGTCTTTTGATGAGGACGGAAGTATTCACATCTGTATATACCAAATTCGGGCAGATGTTCACGCCGATGGCTAATTGCGGCGAAGACATTGCATTTTGCTGGAGAGCAAAACAGTGCGGATACGAGATACTGGCCGATCCGACCATCAATCTCGGCCACGTAGGAAGCACGGTATTTACGAAAGGATTTTTCGAAACATATCAGTTCGCACAGCAGAAAGAAGAGGAGCGGGGGTAACCCGCTCCCTGTGAGGTGAGTTATGGCGGCATTGACATTAGCAAAAGTAAAGGCTGCGCTTCGAGTGAAGTCTTCATCCTTAGACGATGAGCTTACAGATCTTATGGCTGCGGCAAAGGCAGATCTCGGCATCGCTGGTGTCGATTTGCCAACCAATCTTGACGAGATATGCGGGCGTGCGGTAATCACGTACTGCAAGATGCACTTCGGGCTTCCGGAAGATGCTGACCGTCTCAAAAGGTCCTATGACGAGCAGAAGGCACAGCTTGTGACAGCTACCGGATACACGAACTGGGGTGATTCCAGTGTATGACGGGATTGCTACGCTGATCTCTTATGGTGCGGCAACGTATGACCAGTACGGAAACGAAGCCATTGCAGAGACAACGACCGATGTATATGTCCAGCCGAGGGGCGTATACCAGAGTGAGTTTTACAATGCTTCACAGTTAGGCCTGAAACCTTCCCTGACGCTGTATATCGCCAATAAGGCAGATTACAACGATCAGAAGGTCATTAGGTACAACGGGAAGGAATACACCGTGATCAGGGCTGACTGGACGGCGCAGAGAGACGGGATCGCACTGATATGTGAAGAGCGGGTCGGCAAGTATGCTGCTCCGACCACAGCGTCAACAAGTTCTACATCGAGTTCTACACAGTTAGAATCGGATCTGGGGCAAGGTGGTAACAATGGCGAGTAGCGTAGAGATCCAGCTCAAGCACATAATGGACGAGTATCAAACCAAAGTTCAGACTGTTTCACGGGAAGCCTGCAAGAAGGTATCTCGGAAACTAAGCAGGACTTTGAAAAGTGCATCTCCGCGGAGGTCAGGGGAATACGCAGCCGGATGGAGCACGAAGGCATTAGACTCAGACACTTACGTTGTTTACAACAAAGCAAAACCTGGCCTTACGCATCTGCTTGAGAACGGGCACGTCATTAGAAACAAGTATGGTACTTATGGACGAGCGCCTGCTTTTAAACACATCAAACCGGCAGCCGACAATGCTCAGGAAGAACTGATCACAGAAATCGAGGCGAGGCTATGACGATATTTCAGACGCTGCAGGCCACCGGTCTGCCGTGCGCTTATTCTCATTTCCGGGAAGTGAACGCGCCAAAGGCTCCGCCGTATATCGTGTATGTCGGGAACGGTCAGGACACGTTTCAGGCGGATGATACACACTACTGGCGCCGCAACCGGTACCAGATAGAATACTACTTCACACAGAAGAATGAAGCGGCAGAGACCACGATCGAGGATCTGCTGCTCCAGAACGGTTTTATGTACGAAAAGACAGAAGACATCTTTCTTGAAGAGGAAGGTGTCTTTGTTATTTACTACCATGTTTAGAAAGGGGATACCTATATGGCTAACAAGGTTGAATTTGGTATCAGTAATCTGCATGTTGGCACCTATTCGGTGTCGGGCAGTTCGGTGACGCTCGGCACTCCGTACCACCAGGCTGGTGCGGTAAGTTTCTCCCCAGAGGAGCAGAGCGAAAACAACGACTTTTATGCCGATAACATCATTTACTGGTCCGGTTATTCCGGCGGATCCATTGAGGGCGATCTCGAGGTGGCAATGTTCGATGATACATTCAAGACTCAGTTCCTTGGATACAGAGCACTCACGAACGGCGGTCTCGCGAATGTTAAGAACGCCACGAAGCCGAATGTATATATCGCATTCCAGGTTGAGGGCGATGAAGATTCGAGACGGGTTATCTTATATAACTGCACGCTCGGAGCTATCACTCGCGAATACAGCACCATCGAGGAAAGCAAGGAACCTGCCACGGAAACCTTAGCTGTAAAATGCATCGGCGATAATTCCACCGGTGTTACATTTGCGACATTTAAAAAGACCGACGCTGGTTATTCGACGCTTTTCACATCGCCAACCGCACCGGTACTCAGCACTACTTAATTCAAACGACAGAGGCGGGCCTTTGGTCCGTCTCTTTTTTAGGAAGGACAGACAATGGAAAAGACAATCAAAATCGGAGAGAAGGACGTCCGACTGTCGAATAACATCGGCTGGGCGCTGATCTATAGAGACCAGTTCGGCCGGGACATCATTCCCACATTAATGCCGATGCTGGCCGGCATGCTGGATCTGCTCGGCGGATTTCTCAGAAATGGAAAAACCGACAGCCTGACCATGGAAGATCTGGCGGAACTGATGGATGGAGACGAGCTCATGAACGCGTACATCCATCTCAGCGGGTTAGAGTTTGCGGATTTCATCAACATCACATGGGCGCTGGCGAAATGCGCAGACGACTCCATTCCGGAGCCGACCATGTGGGTACGTCAGTTTGAAGAGTTCCCGGTGGACGTGATCGGCCCGGCAGTGTTCTCGCTGGTTCTGCGTGGGGTAATGAGCTCAAAAAACTGGAAAAGGCTGACGAGTCTGAAAGAAAAGATTCAGCCGACATTGACATCGATACAGTCATCCTCGCAGGACTCGAACGAGGATTGACAATGACCGATATTAAACAGATGCAGCTCGGGCAGGTGGTAGATTTCTGCATTGCCTATAACCAGCGAATGGAAGCTGCGGAAAAGGCTGCAAAGCGTGAAGAGAAACGCGGCAAGAAACGGAAGGCCAAACAGGCCGACATCAATATGTTTTTCGGATAGTAAAGGAATTAAAATGGCTGGGAAGTACGTTTTATACGAACATCGAAATAAGGTGAACGGAAAGCGATACATAGGCATTACAAATAATACTGTAAAGAGATGGTATGGCAACGGAAAACATTATGACGGAAGCCCTTATTTTTGGTCAGCTATTCTAAAATACGGATGGAATAATTTCAAACATACCATTATTTTTGACGACCTGTCTCGCGAAGAAGCAAGTGAGCTTGAAAAGCTATTCATAAGCATGTTTAGAACTCGCGAAAAACCGTTTGGCTACAATCTCACGGAAGGCGGGATATCTGCACCTACAATGCTCGGGAAACACCACAGCAAGGAAACGCGTCGAAAGATGCGTGAAGCAGCTCTCGGAAGAGCAATACCGGAAGAACAGAGAAAGGCTCATTCTAAATGGATGAGCGAAAATTATGTCGGGAAAGGCAATCCGAGAAGCAGAGCTGTTAGATGTATTAACACCGGAGAAGTGTTTGAGACACAACGCAGCGCAGCTATGGAGAAGGGTGTTCTTCAATCAAAGATATGGATGTGTTGCAATGGCAAAGCAAGCCACACTCACGGACTCCGCTGGGAGTACGCGGATGAAACGGGGGGCTGATAAATGGCAGGCGATATAAAAGGTGTAACTGTAGTTTTCGAGGGTGATACCACCAAACTGCAGCGCGCACTCAGAGACGTTGATAAAAGTGCTAAGAATATCGACAAGGAGCTCCGGCAAGTCAATAAGGCGCTGAAGTTCAACCCTACTTCGGTGGAACTGTGGCGCCAGAAGCAGGAATTACTGCGGCAGAAAATTGACCAGACGAGCGACAAGCTGAAGATCCTGAAAGAACAGCAGAAAAGCATGGACGCGTCGGGAGTGGATAAGAACACTGCGGAATACCGGAAGCTCCAGCGGGAAATCATTGAAACGGAGTCCAAGCTGAAGACGTTCAATGCCCAGCTGCGCGCGACCGGAAATGCCAGACTGACTGCTCTCAGCAACCAGTTCAAACAAGTAGGGAGCAAGATCACCGGACTCGGTCGGACAATCACCAGCACGGTGTCCATTTACGGCGCGGCTGGTATCTATGCCGGAAAGAAGATGATCGACCTTGCGGAAGCGCAGACGCAGGCGGAAGACAAGCTGATCGAGATCTACCGGACCAGAATGGGGGTAGACGAAAAGGCCGCGCAGAGCACGCTCAAGCTGGCATCCGCTCAACAGCAGCTGGGTGTAGTCGGTGACGAAGTGCAGCTGGCAGGCGCACAGCAGTTAGCTACTTATGCAAGTATGCCGGAGACGGTCAACACGTTACTTCCTGCACTGAATAACCTGTTAGTCCAGCAGAAGGGCCTGAACGGCACACAGGAAGACGCCACGAGTCTCGCTAACCTGTTCGGTAAGGCTATGATGGGCCAGACCGGCGCATTAAAGAAGGCCGGCATCTCGTTCACGGAAGAACAGGAGAAGGTTCTCAAGTTCGGCACCGAAGAAGAAAAGGCCGCCATGCTGGCACAGGTGGTAACTGACAACGTCGGCCACATGAATGAAGAGTTCGCCAAAACTGACGCCGGTAAGATCCAGCAAGCGAAAAACACACTCGGCGACATGGGTGAGCAGATCGGAATGATATTGCTTCCGGTAGTGGCGAAATTTGCCGAATATCTGCAAGAAAACGTCTTGCCAAAACTTCAGGAATTAATCGGCTTCTTTGAAGAGCACCCGAAGATTGCGGAGTTCGCGATGGGGTTTGTATTACTTTTAGCTGTACTCGGTCCTGTTCTTATGATGTTTGGCATGATAGCATCCGGCATCGGTTCGATTATCGGGCTATTCAGCATGCTGTCGGCGCCGATCCTGATTGTAGTAGGCGTCATCGCCGCTCTAATTGCCATTGGCGTGGCACTGTATAAAAACTGGGATGAAATCAAAGCGGGTGCGAAACAGTTCAAGGCTGATTTTATTGCCACATTTGCGGCAATGAAGGCATCTTTGGTCGCAACCTGGTCCGCCATCAAGGCTGCGATATCTAACGCGGTGAACAGCATAAAGACGTCTGTTACAACCACATGGAACAATATCAAGACGGCAGTAACTACGGCGGTTAATAATATTAAGACGTCCGTCACAACGACATTTAATTCCCTGCGGAACTCTGTGGCGGCTACGTGGAACAGTATCAAGACAGCCATTACCAATCCGATTCAGTCGGCGCTGTCTACACTGCGCGGCATTGTGAACAAGATTAAAGGCCTGTTCCCGATCTCCATTGGAAAAATCATGTCCAATATCAAACTGCCGCATATCAATATCGGCAGCAAGGAAGGCATCGGCGGCATCAAAGTGCCGACGTTCAGCGTGGACTGGTATGCAAAGGGCGGTATCTTTGACGGGCCGTCTGTCATCGGTGTCGGTGAAGCAGGCCCGGAAGCCGTAGTCCCGCTGAATAAGCTGTGGCAGAAATTAGATGCAATCGCGGAAACCGGCGGCGACCAGATCACCATCAACGTCTATGCAAACGAAGGCATGGACGTTAAACAATTGGCTGCGGAAGTTGAGCGGCGTCTGGTAGACGACGCGAGAAGAAGGAGGGCTGCATGGGGTTATTAAATGTATTAATGTTCGATGACATCAGCAGTCAGACATACGGGTTCTACATCGGCGGGCAGGCGACGTTCGACGCACCGGCCCGCCGCGGGGAGACCGTGACAGTGCCGGGGAGAAACGGCACCTTATTCCTGGATGACGGCACCTTTGAAAACATCGAAGTAGAATATAATGTTTTCTACGACGGAAAGAACGACGGGCGCTTCCGGGACC